TTATTGATACAGTTTGAAACCTTATATATTGCCCGAAGTTCAAAGGACAGAGAGCGAATCCAAGCGTGGGTATGGTGGCGCAACGCCATGCACGTACCCCATTCGCAGAAATACAAATCAATCTGTAATTAAAGCCCTTTGAATTGTACAAATGTTCAAATTAAAGGCGCTTTAAACATGAAACCAAGAATCTACAAAATCGTATATCGCGAAGATAAATCAATCTACATATTCCGCACACCGCGCACAGAGAAAGAATTTCAGACGTATGAAGAAGCGCGTGCAGCATTCGACAAAGTTCGCAAGCCAAAAGAATGGATTTTGTACCACTCTAAACCTACTTTATCAGGCTATTTAGATAGTTTAGGCGATAGCGTAGAGTATCCAAACTTAATTCAAACTGAACAAGTTCAAGAGTAACAAGAACAAATTCTACAAATTGCAGATGACGCACTCACAGCAATCAAAGAACTAGATACTTTGATTGATATGAGTGATGCAAAATCCCTAGACATTCAAGAAATCAACCAATGTTTAATACAAGTGAAGCAACACTATGGCGAACACGGTTTAAATGCCGTTTGGTATAGCTTTAAGCACAACAAATCTCAAGTATTGTCCATGTTTGGCACTTACGGAGTAGAAGCCAGCGAATATTTTGTCTCCAGTTTACAAGCCCTTGCCCAAAGCAAAGGAAAAGGTAACGCGCCGTGTGCAGAGCTGACACACGAGCTTGCGCGGGGGCAGCACTGCACACGGCGCGTTACCCCCCCTGTCTAATAGGGGGGGAGTAAAAAAACAAAGAGACAGGAGCGGAGCAATGTCAAATGCCACTGAATCCATGCTAGACCAATCCGCCTTTCAAAATCCCGAATATTTTAGCCACTACATCACAAACGAAAAAGGCGATTTAATAGAAATTCCTTTACGACGTGGGCAATCCAATGGTGCATTTATTGACTACCTACGCTTTACTTGTGATGTAACCGCAATAAACAAAAATATCGTGTTTTCCGACTTGTCTGTCTCCCTAGATGAACAAGTAATCGAATTAAGTCGCCTGATATTTAATTTGTTCGGTTTTGGCATCGTAGGCGAAAGACTAGGGAAAGGTAAGTTTTTCTATGAAAACTACTACCAACTAGGCACGAAAGAATCCAACTATGGCGAAGTACACATAGGTGGAAACGGAGGCAAGTTTCTCGTATCCATCAACGGCACAGGTTGCCAAGCAGCCTGCACAGGTTGGGAACAAAAACTCTACGACTTTGCCCAATCTGAAAACCTACGGCAGCCAAACTCCTTTGATCTATCCCGAGCAGATGTAGCCAAAGACTACTTTAACGGCGAATACACACCCGAACAGTCCTATTTAGATTGGAGCAATGGTTTATTTGACGTCCGCAATGCACGCCCAAAATTCAGCCGAACAGGCACGGATTGGGAATGCAACGACAACACAGGCAAAACCGCCTATATCAGGACACGCAAACATAGCAGCAAATACACCCGAATTTACGAAAAAGGCAAACAGCTAGGCGACAAAAACAGCCAATGGGTACGCTTTGAGATTGAATTTCGCAAAAGCAAAAGCAGAGAGCAAAAATTTAAAATCCCGATAGACATACTCATCAATAGCGGTCAATACCTATCGGGAGCGTATGAGCAACTGTATTCAACAGGAATGTTTGACGGCGAACAAAAGCGGATAGATTACATGAATCAAGCAGCCACAATCATCTTTGAAAGCAAACTTAAATACGCCAAACAACAAGTAGGCGCAATGATAAGACTGCTATTAGATATAGGCTGGGATACAGACAAAATCTGTCACACACTCGTCGCCGAAGCTGGCAAATACCCCAAAGGATTAGACCCAGCCGTGTACAACGCCAAACAGCAAAGACAAAGTTATTTACACGATAACGCAGGCGTAGTGCTAGATGCCAATGACAAATTGTTCATGCAGTTTCACACCAAAATGATTGAGCTGCAACAACAAGAATATCAAATGTTTAGAGATGACGACAAATCCGATTACCTAAATGAATTTATCCGAAAACAAAACTTTGATATATGGCGCAAGCAAAACCAAACCGACTCTTACCGTCTTGAAAAAGACCTAACCATTTGGCAAACCAGTTCCAACCCAAGCCAAAGCACAGATTGGATACTGCTCAAATACAACCATTTACTCAACAAGGAATAAATCATGTCACTAAATTTCAACAAAGGTCCAGAGTTTGTAACACGCATCGTAATGGGTGTAACGCGCTTTAACGGCGAAGTAGAAGGGCAACACATAGATTCATGCAACGTCCTAATTGCCACATCACTAGATGTAGCCAGCGGCAACGCATTAGGATTAGGCGTAGCCAAAGTCCGCTTTGGTGACAGCAGTAACTTTCACCGCTTTGCAGGCTTAACCTTTCCATGCGAACTAGATTTACTGTTTACCCGAGTAACCAACGCAGGCGGTAAAAGCAAAGAAGTGTTGTCCGATTTCAAAGTACCAGGTTCAAAAGCCTAGAAAGGCAAAATATGCAAGTCCGCTACATTGTTCAGGATTTGGATACATTTGAGTTTTTATGTTCCGAGAACGGCGATATAGGGCAAACGCCCTATATCGCCAAAGCAGGGCAATTTGACAGCTTTGACGATGCCGTCATAGCAGCAATAGATGAAATAGGTGAAGCATTTACCATTTTCACATTCATGTCACCAGAAGCCCAAACGGATGACGAACCCCAATCATGAATCACAGTTAAATTTACAGAATAACGTGTGCAGGGCGGTCGCACGTTTGCCCCTTGAAACCGCCTATTTTTTTATTAACTTTTATTGGAGATTAAATCATGAAAATCATGAATTCAATTAAAAAATACGGTGTAGGCGCAACTTTGGGTGCTGGTCTGATGACCGTTGCAACCTTATCATTTGCAGGTCCTTTGGCAGAAGCTGTCACTACAAATACAACCGATTTTAAAGCCGATTTATATATCGTAGGCGGTATTGTCATCGGCTTAGTTGTTGTAGGTTCTGGCGTAGGCGCAGTTATTCGCTTGATGCGTAAAATTTAATCTTAAAGGGGCAATCATGGGAGGATATCGTGTAGGAGGTCAATGCTTTGCCACTTCGGAGAAAGCGTCCGATTACAAAATGAGCATGGTTGTCCCGGCTATTACATCAGATGGCAGTTTAAAACTACCCGTTCGCCAATCAGATGGCTGGTATTACGGCAGCAATAAAATTCAATTAACGCACCCGAGCTGTGATGAGCTGGAATATTTCCAAGACGGTATACAAGTTGGCTTAATTATATTAAGTTTATTTGTCATATCTTTTTTATGTAAGTTAATTATAAGAATTGTGAATGCAGTTAATAATGAAGATAAAGAGGTTGGATAATGAATTTTTCTGATTATGTTAAACAAGATGCATCTATAATTTTGTCAGATTTATTAATTGTTGTAGGCATCGTAATAGGACTAGTTTTAATTAGTATTTTTGTAAAATTAGTTGTGAACTTATTATTAAATGATGGTTATAGTGATATGACCGAGAGCAATTTAGATTATGATGATGAAGGTAATAGGATAGATAGTGAGGGTTATTATGTTGATGAAAATGGCGAAAGAGTAACAATGTCAGATGAAGATTTTGAAGCATACATAAGAGAAAATTGGCCCGAAGATGCAGATAGATTATTAAAAGAAGTAGAAGAATATCAAAGTCAAGGAGATGACAATGAATGATGTAGTCATGTTTGTATTAGGTGTAGTGTTCACACTTCCATTTTGGATATTATTTTTATAACTACTACAATACAAAAGAAAATTCCTTAACAAATCTTGTTCTTACAGGTTTGCCATTAACATTTTTGGGCTGGTATTTCGCTTGTTTGACTGTTTCTATCGCAGCTCTATCAAGACGTTCAAAACCACTACTTTGAATCAACTCAATATCATCAACACTACCATTCGGATTCACAATAATCGCCAATTTAACTTTACCTTCTTCGCCGAGCTCAACAGACTTATCAGGATACATGACATTTGGCTCTTTAATGTATCCACCGTTAATGATTTTAGTTGATTCTGTATTTTGTTGATTTTGATTTGGCTGAATAGTTATGGCGATATAAGCAAGTAAACCGATTATGGTTGCAAGCAAAATAATGATGATGTTCTGTTTCATTTTATGCCCAAAATTTGAAAGTAAATACAAATTATATAGGATTTAAAATGTTTTGTACTCATCGGTTTAATTTTGTTGGTATCGCAGCATTTATTTTGATTTTGTTAAATCAAAGTGCATTTGCAGCAGATGCAGAAGTTGATAGCGGCAATATTGTTATCACTCCATGTAAGGGTAAACCTGACGGCTATAAATATATAGTCCGTGGTGTTGAGAAAGTTTGTAATAAAGGTTTGGTCGTTGTTGATTTAAATAACAGCGGTAATGTTTATGAAGATAACAACGGCTCAGCAACTAGCACAACTGGTAGCGGTTCGGAAACTGGTAGTAATTCAGGTTCTGGTAATGGTTCAGGCACTAGTAACAGCTCAGGTTCTGGTAGCGGTTCGGGAACTGGTAGCAATTCTGGTTCTGGCAATGGCTCAGGCACTGGTAATAGCTCTGGGAGCGATAACGGCTCAGATACAGGCACCAACCAACCCAATACCCCTGTACCCAATACCCCAACACCGCCCTACAACCTACCACCCGAGAAATTAAAAAAACTGAATGAAGAACTTGCATCACTGGCAAGAATGTACCAGCAAGAACTTAAAAAATTGGAAGGTCAGAAATTGTCTGCCAAAAGTTCTTATGAATCTAGTGTAGTATCTTGTCATGGTCAATATCAATCATACGGTGCAGCAGCAATCAAAAACTGTGTTGATAGCGCAAAGAAAAAATTTGATGACGAAATTGCCGAGCTAGACAAAAAAATGGCTGAAAAAGTTGATATGTTTAATCAAGCTGTCAAAGATTTGTATGCAGCTTATGGCGTAGATATTGGCAAAACACCCAATGTAACTGCACCAAATGCAACAGGCTCAACCGATGTTATAACCGATTCAAATGGCAACAAATTTTGCAAAATTAATGGTACATGGCAGCCTTGTGGCGGTAATGCTGGCACAAATGCCGGCAATGCCAACACAAATGGCGGAGCTGGCACAACAAACAACACAACCACGAACAACACGACAAACAATAGTACAAGCAACAATTCAAGCAACACGACTGTAAACAATAACACAACCGTTGTAAACAATGACGGTTCTAGCGGTAGTTCTGGTAACGGTTCAGGTAGCAACAATAACGCATCAGGTCAATCAGGCTCAGGCAATGCAACAGGCTCGCAAGGTGACGGCAAAGGTGATAAGGGTCATTGTGATGCCTATCCCGATACGCTCGGTTGTTCTAAATTGGGTAGCCAAGCCGATATTGATAAACAAATCAATTCATCTGCTGGCAAAGATGGGCGTTTTGGCATTGGCGAATCCAATGTGTCTATTAACTCATTTACCAAAGCCAATATATTTTTAGAAACTGGGTCATGTCCATCACCTAAATCATTTGTAGTATTTAAAACAAGGCACGAAATCAGTTATCAATCCTTATGCGATGCAGTGCAGCAATTCAGACCATTTGTGATTGTTTCTGCAGTTTTGGTGTCATTTCTTATCGTGCGCCAAGCGATTGTGTCTCAACTGTGAACGGTAACGATTTATGACTGTTTTAATGCAATTATTGACTTATTTGTTTACAACCTTGACAGGCAGAATTATTTCTGCGCTAGGGTTGTCATTTGTAACCTATACCGGTGTAAAGGAAGTACAAGCCCAGTTTGTGAATTATCTTGTGTCTAGTGTCGGCAGAATGCCGTCCGAAGCACTACAGATTTTTTATCTCGCAGGTGGCGGCGTTGCGTTGAATTACATTATTGGCGCAGTAACCTTTTCTTTGGGCTTGGTATCTATGGGTAAATTGAGCAGCGTATTTAATCGCAAATAATCATTTCAAGAGGCATTATTTTGATTAGTTTAATTACAGGTTTACCAGGTTCGGGCAAAACCAGTTTAATGGTTTATATGCTAATGACCAGAGCCGATTTGCAAAATCGTCCGCTATTTGTTGATGGCATTCCCGAGCTGAAAATTCCAACAATGCCAATTCCTGACGGCGAAGACATGACAACATGGCATAATTGGGCACCAACTGGCGCAGTATTGGTTATTGACGAAGCACAACGCATATTTAGACCACGCCCAGCAGGCGCAAAAGTTCCCGATTATGTTCAAGAGCTGGAAACACACCGACACAAAGGCATTGACTTTTTTATTTTAACACAGCACCCACGTTTGATTGATATTAATCTGCGCTCCCTAATTGGCGAGCATCGTAACATCAGTAAAACCATGATTGGTTTAAAGCGTGTGTCTTACTGGCAAAAGTGCGCGAATCCCGAAAGCAAGAATGACGTAGCTGATGCCAAAAACAGTATTTTTAAAACAAAAACTGCTGCATTTGGCATGTACAAAAGTGCGGAAGAACACAACCAAGTAAAAGGAGTATTAAGCTCATGGATTTGGTTTATACCACTTGTTTTGTGCATTATTGGTTATCTTTATTTGAATATTCACGGTCGTTTTGAACAGAGAATGCAGCCACAAAAAACCCCAAGTTGTTGAGCATCAACCAGTGGCATCACAACCTGTTGTGTCCGATACTTATGCACCCATGGCAGCATCAGAGCCCAAATCAGAAAATTTATCTGCAAAAGATTTTGAGCCAACTATCGCCAGCCAACCTTGGACAGCACCAATTTATAACGGCTTAAATCGCAATGTACAGACTATGCCTTATCCAGCAGGCTGTGTACTGAATGACAATCGTTGTATCTGTTACACAGAACAAGCAATGCCAGTTAAAGTAAGTGATGCACAATGTCGTGATTTTGTGCAAAATGGCATTTTTAATCCGTATTTACCGCCTAGTATGAATACAAAACTGTGAATGTTAAACTACAAGTAAATTGTATATTAGGTTCGTTTTTAACAAATGTTTGATGTGCAGCATCAAATGTTTGTTAAAAACGAACCCAACAAGCGGTTAGCGCGTTAGCTATTTCAGTTATTTGAGCCTTAATCTGTAAATCTATTGGTATCAGTAAATTTACAGATTTTGGTTAGCGCAAACCAAAATCAAGCTGCCTAGATAGACTAGAAACCGTAGCCCGCATTAAGGCTGGTGCAAAGAATTATCGGGTAGCTTCTTATTTATTGAAGATTGACTATCATCATAGCCGCACGGATAACGTGTAGGCTGAATATAAGGAAAATCACCTTGAATGTAATCGCATCAGATATATCCAAAAGCACCGCCGATTGCTTTTTGAAAACATCAACAAAAACAGCCACGCTTAAAATCACAAACGATATTGCAGGCTGCCTAGAAATAGATAAGTGGATAAAGCAGCATAGGATAAGAAAGCTAATCATCGCAATGGAAGCCACAGGCATTTATTACGAGAAAATCGCCAATTACCTGGCCACAAAACACGATGTTACCGTTATCAATCCACTTAAAATTAAAGAATACGGCAAATCCCAATTTAGCCGAACCAAAACCGATAAAGCAGATGCAAAACTGATTGCCGAATACGCATCACGACATCATGACAAGTTAGACATCTATCAATCTCCTAGCGATATTCAATACGAGCTAAACAAGCTCATTTCTCTACAATCCCAGCTTAACTTACAGCTTCATCAAGAAATGAACCGCAAACACGCATCACAAACCGAATTTGTCAAAAACGCACATCAAGCCATTATTGACGCCATCACAGAACAGCTAGAACTGACACAAGCAGAAATAGCCCAGTTGATTGCCAAACAAGACAAAATGAACCAACAATGCAAAAACCTGTTAAGCATTCCAGCCATAGGCGACAAAACTGCACCGATTATTTTGCACTATCTGACAACGCGCAAATTCACCAACGTGAACAAATTCATGGCATTTGCAGGATTAGCACCCAAGATTGAACAATCGGGCGAAAGCGTGAACAAAAAATGTGGTTTATCGGGTTACGGTCATAAACGATTAAAAGCAGCATTTTTTTATCCTGCGCTTGTTGCATACAATTACAACTATTTCCCCCAGCTTGTACAAAACCTGCAAAAAGCCAATAAACCGAAAATGGTCATCATTGCAGCAATCATGCGAAAGCTCGCCAAACTTTGCTATTGCATACACAAATCGCAAAAGCCTTTTGACAAATCGCGCTACCAGTCAAAGACGGCTTAAAACAGAATAAAGACACGGAACAGATGCTAAAAATTAGCACCTGTGCTTTTTTGCATCCTGAAAATTGCATCTAATAAAATATTAAAATAAATCAAATATTTATAAAATTTTATTATTTTTTGATTGACTAGCTACACTATCATCTTTGCAAAACCCCAGATTTGAGCATAGTTCAAAGTGATAGCATCGCAGAACGCGCAGATAATATTGAAATATTTTCAAGCGTTCGAGAAGCACATCACGAAGAAATATACCAAAGATGGGGTTTTTGCAACAGTTTCAGTTTAGAAGTAATACGACACACCTACATTAATCGCAGGAATCACGCGGTATTTGCCAATTCGGTCTTCAATTTTATTGCGCTCAGCGTTTACACGTTCATTCACTTTGGCTGCGGCATCTGCACCACCTTCTTGCGCTGTCAATTTATCGTTCAGGCTAGAACTCAAATCCACGCTCACTTTTGGTTTGCCGATATAGATACCCAAATCAGCATTAAAGCCAAATGTGCCAGCTTCGCGTTTTTTGGCATTATGACCCCAGCCAATGCCAATGTAAGGCGACACAGCAGGATAGCGCACCGAAGCATTCACTTTGTCGTTGTTGTTTGTGGTTACTTGATACGTTTTGCCACCAATGGTAAACGATTGCGTGGTGTTGCCGATGCCCTGCCCTGTCGCTTCCACTTTGGTGCGTCCAAAGCTCAAACCAGCAGTCAAGCGGAACGAATTGGCAAATGGATAAAAATCGCCATACAAATTGAATTTATTGCTACTCAACTTGCCTGAATAGCGAATCGCATCTTCGTCAAATTTCCGTGTGATGCGCCCCATAGTCGTAAAATCACCACGCACACCAAATTGCTCGTTAATGCCATAGCCCACACCCACACCGAAACCTGGTACACCTGCTGTGCCATAAATTTCCACACCAGCGGCATCGTCTGCCCATGCTGTACCAACCGACAACGCCAACAACAAACTCGCTAAATATTTGGTTTTCAACATCTCTTTCTCCTAACCAAAAAATGAAACAATGTGTTATGCAGCCTTATCTGTCCCGACTCTGATGAACCCAAACCCATAAACTGCGACAACTATTGTAACCATTTTTTTACCAAAATAAACTCATTTTTTAAAATACGCCATTATTTTGCACAAAACCGTTGCAAATTAAACAAAAGCAGCCTGCATTTTTCATCAAACAAAAAATGCAGGCTGCTTTTTGTATTTTATCCATTCATAAATCAATATTTTTGCTATGTTTATTTTGCTATGGAATAAGCCAACATGATGCCACGCGCGAAATTCTCCCCACATTTTGCAAGATAAACCCACTTACTATTTATTTCATACCGTGCAACAAAGTTTCAAATCCTGCTTATTGCAAGCAGAATTTTTTACAACTGTGCAAATTGAGCAATCTCATCGCTGGCTATTATAGTGAATTAAATTTAGAACCTGTATTCACAAAAATAATAAAATATCTTTATGACTAGAAAATCCTACCCAACAGACTTAACAGATGCCCAATGGCAAGCGATTGAGCCACATTTTAACCAGCTACGCCACTACAAATGGGATAAACGTCAATTAGTGAATGCCGTTTTGTACATGACCAAAACAGATTACCAATGGCGTATGCTGCCCAATGATTTTCCACCTTATTCAACCGTATGGAGTTTCTATCGCAGAGCCAATCAATCAGGCTTATGGGATAGAATTCTTTTGGCATTGGTTCAAAAAAACGTTTAATCCATCAAAAACAAGCAATGCCAACTTATGCCATTATTGATTCACAAAGTGTCAAAACAGCTTCTAGCGCACATGATAAAGGTTTTGATGGAGGTAAAAAAATCAAGGGGCTGTCCTAGATAACTAGGATAAACTCGATTTTACTAATTGTTTTAAAATAGAAATTTGAACTTTTATCTCACTGTTGTTAAAACGCCATTCGCACTCCTTTAAATACAGCTCAAAATGCTCTTTGGGAATGCCGTTAAACTTGCGTAAATGACGTTTTGCTTGGTTCCAAAAGTTCTCAATTCCGTTAATATGGTTTTGTCGTTCAGCAAAATGTGTGCTGTGATTGATACGAAAACGAAGTTTCAGCGAAGCTAAAATGGCTTTGTCGCTCACATCTAATACATCATAACTACGATAACAATCCGTATAAACAATGCTGTCAGGTTTAACTTGTTCACGAATAATGGGTAACAAAGTGGCTGTTTTAGTATTCGGTACGGTAACAGTGTAAACTTTACCATTTCGCTTCAAGAGCCCGAATACAGCGACTTTTCCAGCAGCCCCGCGACCGCGTTTACCTTTTCGTTGTCCACCGAAATAACTTTCATCTGCTTCTACTTCGTCATCAAACATTTCTAAATGTGGACTGTTTTGATAGATAAATAATCGTAAACGATGAAAATAATAGGCTGCGGTATTTTTATTAACACCTACTAACTCTGCTGCTGTTCTTGCGGTTACACCTGCGACAAATAGCTCAATGAGTTTGTTTTGTTTATACTGACTTAGACGACATTTTCGCATAGGGATAATTCTAACTTAATTTGAATTTCCCTAGTTATCTAGGACAGCCCCTTTCTTTTTAATGTTGAATATAAAATATCTCCAACTACTTATGATATTTCACTATTTATGATATTTCAATTATTATCCCATTACCATTAAATGATGATAAAGAAACTTTGCAGCCTATGCGTGTTGATTATGGGTTTGTTGTGAATAATGAACGAGTTTACGAAGAATGGTTAAGCGTTTATAAAAGGACGCGAACAAAATTGGTTTCATCGCGAATATAATTCTGAAACTTCAAATTATGATTGGAAAATGTCCACTTACTTTAAAGGACAAAAAGAAAGCTGGAAAGAGCAAACTCGTTCAGACCAGTTATTTCTATCTACTGCAACACATTTAAATAGTGAACAGTTGAAACCCATTTATCATAAATTTACATCTAGATTTCCTATTGTTCTAACAGATAGAATTAGTAATAAAATAGTCGTCCAGATGATTAAATATTGTGATGTCTTGCGCTATCAGCCCATATTGGTCTTTGTCCACAAGAGGCTATAACAAAAATGTTGGTTTGCCAGCCCCCATTTTGCTTCTTTTTTATTGGGAATGGGAATGCCTGCGTAACAGATTTACTCTTTGCTTGAAGGATAAGTATAGTGAATTAAATTTGGATTAGTCCTGCACTTGATTGACTTTAACTTATCGGGATCAAGACCGCCGACCTACGCGCTCATTATTTCGGTAACACAAACACTTTCAAGCACGCTAAACACAAACAGAATAAAGCGAGCTGCCAAACCAATTTAATCCATTCACCAAAATCCAGTTCGTCGTCTCCCCAAATGCCCGAACCGCTTATCACATAATGCAACAACAACGACAAAAAAGTCATACCAAAAGATTGTAAAAATGCGATGCCAAACTCTCTTATCATGATGATTTTCTCTGCTATTCCGTGCGAATGGCTTCGGGCGACACGCGGCGCATTTGCCAATGTTGTATGCACCACATCAATAAATCCGCCAAATGATTGACTTCGGGCGCAGGCGGAATCTGTAAATAGTGCATGACTTGGCGCAACAGTTGTTCGCGCTGGGTCAAATCCAAAGCTGGGGCGAGCGTTTGCTTGCTCCATTTTTGTCCGTGTTGATTGGTGAGCAGCGGCAAATGGGCGTAATGCGGTGTGGGAAAGTGCAGGCTGCTTT